ACAGTTTAGAGAGTTGCAAAATGTCTTTTAGTATAAATTATTGTTGAAGTGTTTTGTGACTCTCAAAAATGAAATAAAGGAGTATTTAAAATGAAAAAATATAAAATTAAGTTTGAGGAAAAAGTGACTTTAGAACATGAAGTTATAGTTGAAATTCCAAACGAAATAAATATAAATGATATTTGTAACTGTATAGAGAATAAATGTCAAAGAGTATATGATATAGCAGATTATATAAGAGAATTTAATGGGAGACAAATAGATTTTACAGAAGATACTTGTGGAGAGACTGAAATGGTGGTTGAATCATTTAGAAAATGCAAGGAGTGAGCATATGACTAATAAAGAAATGTGCAAGTCAAAGAATCTTGATGAAAGAGAAGTGTATAAGGAATTTGGGAAAGAGATTTGTGCTAGTTGTATAAATAATAGGAGAGATTGTGAAAGTAAAGATTGTGATATAGCATATGAAAATTGGCTAGAGAAGGAGACAAAAAATTATTTATAAAATTTGGAGGGAATAAAATGTTATTAGTTGAGAGTAAAAATGATAGGTCTATTCTTGCAAAAGAATCACTTGAAAAATTAGGGGCTAAAAATGTAAAAATATACAACATGGATACTGGGAGTAATGTTATATATTCAGTAGAAAATGGCAAAGAACATTTAACTATATCAAATGAAAAAAGATTTCCTAATTGGAATGAAATTAAGTATGTTAGATACAAACTCATGAAACCAAATAAGACCATAGTACAAATACTACCACCAAAAGAAGAATATATAAATTTACATGAAAATTGTTTTCACCTTTGGGAGATAGAAGATAATGCAGTTCCAACTAAGTAATTTATAAAAATAAAGTCAAGGTAAGTTTGTGAACTAAACTAGAAGGTTATAGACTTACTTTGACTTATAAAAGGAGTGCGTTAAATGGCTAATATATATTGTGAAAATTATAATTGTAAAAACTACTTTGAAGATATGTGTATGCTTGAAAGAATTGAAATTAATAACTTCAAAGAATGCGAAAGCTATCTTGAAGGTAAAAATGAGCTATATGAATTAGAAAACGGATATACTATACATCCTAAAGATTTGAAAATGGTGAAAAGTAAAGATTATTCTGTTGAAGTTACTCATATTCCAACTGGTATTACAGTAAAATGCCGTTCTACAAATAGTATTTTAAAAAATAAAAATAAGTGTTTGGAAGTTCTAGAAGAAGAACTAACAAAAATAAACTCTCACTTAGAGCTAGAAGATTTACGCTAAATAGGAAGTGAGCTTATGAAACGAAGAAGATGCAGTTGGTGTGGTAAGTTATTTTATCTTGAAGAAAAATCTAAGGATGTTTATTGTTGTAA